GTTTCCCAGTCACGATCCAATGCCTTAGCTAATGCTCGGTGGTATCCCTTAGCGTCATTAAGCATCCCATTTTCATCCAAGTACTTACCAATGAAGTTCATTGGAGTCTGTTGGGCTTTACTCAACTCTGCTGCGTCCCCCGGTGAGAATGTGTAAGTGTTTCCTTCAATATCGAACTCAAAACCTTTGAACTCATTTCCAAAAACCTCACTACTCTTCTTATCAAACCATTCAGACTTACGGTCGTTTTCCTCCTTAGCAGTTTTAGCTTCAGCTATATATTGTCTATAAGCTTCAATTTCTTTTGATTGCTCTTCAGACATCTCTCCCCCACTTGACTCAAGAGGTTCCTTATACATCTTTTTCTGCTCTTCAAAATACTTCTTTGCTTTAGCAATTTCTTTTTTCTTTGCTACCTTCTTTTTTCTGATGTCAGATTCGTCGTCAATATCTTCATCGTAATTGTAGTCAGCCATCATAGCCTCTACATCTTCCAAATCCAATCCTTCTTCAGTTTCCAACAAGAACTCTTTAAGTAGCAAGTCCGAGTCCATTGAATCAAAATCACGATTTAACTTTGCGTAATCCTGAATCCCTCGACCCGTTTTCTTACGATACTCAAAATAAGCAGCGACATCTTCAGGTAGCTCTTCCGTAGATTCTCTCTCGGCAAAAAGCTCATCTATGTTAGATATCTGCTTATCGTATCTGTCTTTAATAAATGAAAGAACGTCTTCCTCGGTCATCTTGGGTGCTTGTTCAACAGGCTCTGTTTCTTGCACAACCTCCTTGACCTCTTCTTCTTTAGGTGTCTCGCTTAGAGATTCTTCATGCTTATCTAGCAATTCCTTCTCTACTTCCTGTACGGATTTCTCCTCCGAACCACCTACTTCTCTTACTTTAATTTCCATTGGATTTGATTTTTACAAAGTTACATAAAAAATAAAGACGCTTATCTAGGTGAAAATTCCGCTAAATCGAAACCATCTAAGCTGTCTTCGTTTGATTCAAAATTCTGTGGTGGAAGATTATTCTTCCTCTGATTAATAAGCTGAGACTGCTCGGTGTTCTGCTGACTAATTCTCTTAGACTTAGCATCCTCTTTAGATTTCTCTCTTTCAGCTAAGGATTCAGCTTGTAGCCCTGACAACTGCATGTTGTAGTCGAACTCAACCTGCATCAACTGACGCTTGAGCTCTGCCTCATTAGACATCTTCTCAATCTCGAAAGCAATCTCTGCCTGCTTAACCTGTATCTTCGACTGAGTCTCAGCCTGTATCTTCTGCATAGCTGTCTGTGCAGCCATCTGTTGAGACTGCATCTGAACCTGGGCTTGAGCTTGTTGCTGTTGCATCTGCATCTTCTCTTCCCTTTCTTGCTTCTTAACTCTCTTGAGTTTAAGCAATTGGTTAGCTAACTTTAGGTTCTTTATCTCCCGGATATCAATAGCGTCCTCAAGATTAATATCATTCTTCGATAGTGCCATCTGAATGTTGGCCTCTAGCTGTGCCTTCTCCTCCTCGTCCGGGGAAACCTCAATGAATATACCAAAGTCATAGATGTACAATTCAGATATCTCACTGAGTATACTCACATTGTACTTGCCTATCTTATTGATAAAGTCTTCTTTGAAATCAGCATACTCCAATATGTCAGCAACCCTATAAGAAAGAGCCTCTGATAATGTTCTGTAGATATACAGGCTACCATCCAATATGTGACGGGTCGCTGTGTTAGAGTTAAGAGCTGCCAACTTCTGAACACCAACTAGCGAGTGTGGGTCAGGAGTGCTACCATCTCTAGCTTCATTCAAACCTGTTACCGCCCTGATCATATCAAGGTAATGGTTGTAGTTGGCTATCAACATCTGAGTCTTAGATGCTCCCGAGTTGGAAGTTAACTGCTGTATCGGAACACGAGCTTGATTAAACTCACCATCCTGCGTATAGCTCCTACCTACTACACTACCTGTTTGGAAATAAAGCCTTAGCGCATCCTCCGGGTTGTAAGCATTACCTGTACCTAAGTCTACCTCATTCAATCCATCCGCATCAATGAACACACCATCAGGTACAACCTTAGCTATTACTTGTTGCAACTTTAAGTGAGTCATCTGAATCAAGTCAGCAAATGGAATCATTCTCCTAACCAAAGACTCAATTACTCCCTTGTACATCCTTGGAGCTACAGCTACATAGTTTGGAATAGCGTGTTGACTTGCTGACTTTGGCCTTACCATGTTCTCAGCTAACTCCCACTTAAGCAGGATGTTTGTCCCCATAACCATAACGCCCTCATACCATACGTCAATGGTCTTCTCTATCTTCTCAAAATTCCCCTCCTCCATCATCTCGGTAGGCGGGTTGAATTGGTCGTCCTTCTCTATTACTCGGCTGCCACCTCCTTCAAGTATCTTCTTCTTGTAGACAAACTTCTTGGTGGTCTTGTAGTTGAAGTACATAAGAGTACAGGTGTCCCTATAAAAAATATCATTATCATAATATTGAGCTACATTGTAATAGTCATACCAAGATTGACTATACTTAGCAATCTCTTCCAGGTCTTCATTGGTTAGGTTAGGGTCTATCTTTCTTGTCTCGGTAATTGGAACAGTCTTTATTTCACCCCAATAAAAACAATCCTTAAAGTGAGGGTCTTCTGTGTAACTGTATACCACATTAGCAGGGTCAACGTAAGATACTTTCACCCCCGCCCCCGGCAAGAACTCGTGTTTAGCTACAGCCATACCCACGACAGTCATGTCGTAGTCTAATCTCTTTCTTAAATCTATATAGTGATTCTCTTCAAGGATAGTATCTATCGCCTCCTCTTCAGCTATCTCAATGGCAGGTTTGTAGTTGAGCTGCATATACAACGAGAGCTCGTCATCTGTTTGCGGCAACTCCTCAGGAGGCATAATGAATGCATCCACGCCAGACTCATCCTTTACTTTCTGTAAAATATCTTTTGCGGCCATCTGCCCCTCGACCATGTCCTGGTACTTGCTTCTCTTACTTTGTGATAGAGCATCTTGAGCAAATGCTTTTGCCTTGAATAATCTGTCAGACATTCCGTTGACAACAATGTCAACAAACTTGGGAAGGATCGGGACGGGTGTCCAATCAAGGTTTAAGTAAGACAGGTCTCCATCAATAGCTAATTCGTTCTTGTACTTACCTATCGATTGCTCTCCTCTTGCGTAAAGCCTTAACCTGTGAAAGTCTCTCCATTGGTCGTAATACCTACAACCCTGACCATCTCTCTTAAACCACTCATACTGTATAGCTTGTCCTATCTGAAGGCCAAACTCATCAGTAGCCTTTTCCGCATCAGAGACAAATTGACTCGGAAAACCTTTTGATGTTATGGATACCTTGACATCTTTCATCTTATAATTTCACTTATTTTCCCTCGATTATTATACCTAGCAAAGTTAATGCTTATTTTTGACTCTTTTTTTTCAGGGGTGTATAGATGTTTTTGATTAGCCATAATCGCTAACCCCGAGCTAATGGTTGCATCAAACCTTGTTCTGTTGTTTATATCAAACCTAGCCCAATCTTCAAGCGTTCTAATAAAGGGCATTGTACCCATCTCGTCTGCATCCCTAAAGACACCATCTATATCCATCCCTACATACTTCTCTATGTAAGACTCTATAGCTGACGCATGAGACTGCTTAACATCTTCCGATGTGTTTGGGATACCACCCAACTCACGCTCTGTTTTGGATAACTTGTTGAACTGCTTATCAGGTCTGTTCAGACAGAAATGCCTGTACCCCCTGTTCTTGAAATGATACAGTAGCCTAGGCTTGTTGTTCTCTACAAGGATGGGCATCCCATAGAAAACACAGGCCATCAACACCTCTTCAAAAAATATCTCTGCTGTCTGCGGTCTAGCTACATACTCTAGGAAGAACTCATTGCTAGGTGCATCATCCATGTTGAACTTAGTCAGCCCATGCAAAGCTCCATTTGAACCGCCACCGCCAACTACCCCGGATATGTCATAAGAGTCACAACCAAAAGAACCAATGTGCTCATTGCCTGGGTGGTTCCTTCCATTTCTTTTTATCACATTATTCTGAAGATTCTTTCCGGGAGTCCAACTCACTAAGAACCTACCTCTCTTATCCGGGACCCAAACAACCTTTGTGTCCTTAACTCCATCCTGCCAATGAAAGCTACCTCTTGTTAGGTAGTGCTCTTTTATCATTGAGTCGTTGTAGTCTATCTGCTGATATATCTTGGTCAGATTGAATAGTGATGCTTTGCTCTCATCCCTAAATGCATGTGACTCACTCCTTGGAAACTGCCTGTAAAATTCATTCAGCGCATCAGGGTCGCCCTTTAAGGATTCAGCTTCAGCCTCCCAATAGTCGATGGCTCCTGTGGTAATCATCTCCCCATCAACCCCCTTGATTGGTTCTTCAGGTTTTCTCAACACAGGGTGTCCATACAAATCAATGAACCCCTCCATGTTAAACTCCATAGGGATAAACAAAGCATATAGCCCACTTTTAGTTTGGCCGTTCTTATTCCTTGTTGACAACTTCGAGTCGTAATACAATGACTTGAAATTACCACCACCCTTTTCTAATGCGTTAGATGTTGAACCCATCATACACTTGCCGATTATCTTACTACCCAATCGAAGACACGTTTTGGTTACGGCCCAATTGTTTAGGATGTTGTTTGGCCTTAGCCACTTACCACTCTCATCGTGAGCTAGGAACAACAGCTTCTCACCATCGTAAGAGTTGTCGTCTGTATTCTTCCAATCTATAGTGGTGTTAAGACCATCAATGTCATCCTCCCGGATTTCATACATGTTCTTCTTTGTAATCTTAGAGGCGGGTACACGGAACGCTAGTTCAGTCTTCGGCTTATCCATACCATCCTGTATCGGCTTGAAAAAGAAAGGTAGCTTGAATGATATAGGCACAACCTTGTTGGTGAACATCTTCTTAGCGTCAGGCCCTGTCTTAGATAAAATGCCAATCCTAGAGTCTTTAGCTAATGTGCCTATGTTGACACACTCAGATGAAGACATGAACGAGAACCCTGAACGCCTGATCTTTAAATAGTCCAACCCAAAACAACGAGAGTCTGCTTTACACGCCTCCCAAAATATGTAGAATATTCTATTAGCCTCCCTAAAGTCAGGGTAGCCAATGTCTATACTAGACCACTGAACATACATATAGTGAGCTCCTGTTATATAAGTGGGCTTACCGTTATTCTTAAACCAATAACCTTTCTCCCTATAATCAAACTCTTGCTCTATGTAATCAATCCATTGGTCCTTAAATGCTGAAGGCATATCGTGCCATTGAAATATCGAATGTATTTTTGCCAACGGCTTAGGCAGTTCTTCTCTCTCCCAATATTGTTTCTCCGGGTCTTTGTGTCTACTGTAGGTTAGTTTCGGCTTTAAGGGTAATGCCACCTTTAATCCTTCAATCATATAGACCTCTCCAATCTGACCAGTCTTGGATATTACTACTATATCGTGAGTTTCATTATAGCCATACTTCCAACTCCTAGCTCTATTCTTTCTGTTAAGAATAGATATAGGGATACAATCTTCAACGATTGTGTATAAGCTATGTCGACCTTCTTTCTGCAAATCCTCTTTTGCTTTCTGTTTTCTTAGAGCCTACCTTGCTCATTTCAATCTCCTGCTTCTCCTTCTCTATTCTATTCAATATCTCAAAGGCATCGAAGATTGCTAACTTCTTTGTAGCTGCTGCATTCTTTAATCTATCAGCAGCTAACTCATCATCAAGGTTAGGTTTAATAATGTCTTCTTTTGCAACTTTTATCAATTGCTTTACAGCATCATAACCTGCTTTTATAATTTGATTCTTAATTTCTTCTTGACTCATACAACCATAGTTATGTGGTGGTCAAACAATCTATACAACTTTTCCCCATCCACCTGGAACTCGTAATTAGTGCTTGGTTGATAGCAAACCCTATCCCCAACATTAACACCAAACGAAAGTAAATAATCATTCACATATCTCATCTCCCCCATAAGCGGCTGCTCATTAGCAGGATTAAATATGAAAGACTCCTGGGTGGGGAAAAGTTG